TCTTGGTTATGTTGTTAATGTTTTACCAAAAGACCCAACGGTACCTAGCACTTATGTTGCTGACATTATACCAGCTGGTCAAACGGTCACCATAGAATACCCAGCACAATATCGAGCACTTGCGATTTCAGTTGCAATAAAAAACCAGGACACAGTAAACGCTTGTCAATTTTCTGTAAACGGTCAGCCCTTAGTTTCATTATCAGCTGGTGCAGACCAAAACATCAATGACCAAAATATTGTCAGAGTTCAAATTGTAGCTGGTGCAGCTGGTGCAGTTCATGTTCTCGGACAAGTTACACCAATGTATTATAATACAGAAGCTCAACGATTTAGGACTGTATCGCAATGACACAAAACGAAAAAAAAAAGTTAATTAAAAAATATAAAGAATTTATTGAGGTGCTAAGTTAATGGGTTTTTCTGGTGGCGGTTCAAATATTTTAAAACCACATACTCACGATTCGACAATTTTACAAGATGGCGGAAATTTAGATTTTAAGAATATTACTCAAAGTGATATGAGTGCAGGTTCAACAACATATTCTAACGGAGTACATCTTCAAGAACTTGCGATTGGTGGTGCTGGTCAACAATTAGTCGTAAATGCGGGTGCAACTGCACCTGAATGGTCAACAGAGCATGCTCAAGGAACTTGGCAACTTATTGAAACCTTCAAATCTCCTGGTGCATCATCCACATACACGTTCAGTTTTGCAGCTCTTGACCCCAACGACATTTCCGCATTAGTTCTAGTTTATGCAATGGCCGCAGATGCTGCTCTTAATCTTCAATTAGTGGTAGAAAATATAACAAACAATGAAACTAATTATATCCGAATTGATAGTGCAGCGGTGACGGCCTTACAATTAACAGCACAAACACAACAGCAAATATGTAGCAGCACTTTGTTAAGTGGTGCAACTACAACCGCAAACGGGTTGGTGTATATTCAACAGCCGTTAGCCGGAACAACTCGCCCAACTATTACCTTTCAAACTTGTTCACAAAATACGGGAGCTGTTGAGAGTGGTGGGGGATTATGTGTTGGTACACCAGCAAGTTTCACAGATATAGAGATTAAAACATCTGCATCTACCTGGTCAACTAATTCTATCTTCAGTCTTTACAAAATCCTCAGATAGAAGTTAATCAAACTCTTTAATGTCAGTATCTATAATTTCGTTAACATCTCTAAGAAGTAATCTTCGAGCTTCTTTTTTGGACATACCCGCTTCACCAACCATATCTACAAACATATCAGTTACCGCTAAAAATAAATTATCATGATAAGTTGTAACTAAAGAATTTTTTGTAATGTTTTTGTATTTCATTTTAAAACCCTAAACATTTTCTGCAATAAATAGAATTTGTATTTTTCTTTTTGAACTTTCCACATTTGCGACAATGAAAGTTTAATGAGATTACTTCGTTCTGTATTACCAGGTCTGTACTGCAAATGTTTTTTAATATTCCAGTAGTATTCATGTTTCTAGCTCCAGTTCCACGCCAATTTGCTTTATACAATACAACAAAGTTTCATTGGCATTTTTCTTTCCAAGTTTGGTTTTAATCTCATCTAACAAAGCCCAATAACTGATAGGAATCGATATGGTCTTAGCAACCTTTGTCTCTTTCTGTGCAGCCTTTAACCGTCTCGCCCTTTCTAATGGCGTGACATAATCAGGATTATACATAGTCACCAATACACCCACTAGTATAAAATAATATATATTATTTTTTTTGACGACGTACATATAATAAATCGGTCTTCTCCCACCATCCAGCCCAGCTTCTCACCCTCTAACGTGCATACATTGCTTATTTTTGAGGATAGAAGTCAATAACCATGGTGGTTTATTGTAGGTTTTTGTCAGCTTTTCTTAGCTCATACTAGGGTTATTTAGGGGTACTTTAGGGATAAACACTTAGAACTAAGCAGTTTTCATCTAATTATGACATGGAAATCGAAGTTTTATCAGCAGCACTTGTCCTGGTGGCGAGTTTATGCGGTGGTATGTGTGCCGTGTTTATTGCTAGGTCTAAGTCAAGTATTAACAAACATTCCAGGCAACGCATCAAAGACTTTGAAAATGATATTAAGTATTTAGCAGAAAGTAAGAAAGAAGAAGCACTTGATTATAGGAAAGAGATTTTACGGCTTAAAGGAACACTAAACAAAATGAAGCAAGGCCCAACAATAACAGACACGGACATGCAGAACAGTGGTCTCGGTGATGTCATTAGCCAATTAATACCCGCTAAATACAGAAAAGCCGCATCCTTCTTAATTCCACAAGTCGAAGAAGCAGTTAAGAAAGACCCCGCACTAATAGAGAAGGTATATGAAAAGATTAAATCCGCTAATACAACCAATAATAAAAAGGCCGAACCTGGAACTGAAACTGAAGCAGTACAAAGCTTGTAAGACATGTGCTGATACTATAACAGGAAATCCACACGGAATTATTAGAACAGTTGATTTTCAGTCTAACTCAAATAAACTTGACCCAGTCTATAATACTACAGAAACCTGCCCTACTTGTAAAGGTGAGAAATACACTTGGCAGTGATTACCAATTAGACCAAGCATCTGACGACTTTTTACGCCTAGAAACACGCTTTTTTAGTCCTTCATAAGCTGGTCTTTTAGATACGGTTTTTCTCTTCTGTCCTTTTCGTGTTGACTTAGATTTTTTTCGTTTTGTAGTTTGTTTTTTTGGTTTTAATCCTCGGCTTAAGCGTTTATCATTTGCCTTTTGTTTGGGACTTCTTTTACGCTTCTTTTTAGCCATTATGTAACGGAGACCCCTCGAGCACCGTAATACGCCTTTGCTGCTGGACTTAATGCTGCTGCAACGGTTGCGGTTTTACCACTAGACCAGGTAATAGTACTAGAACTAGGCCTATTTACTCCAGTTACCTGGTTAGTTTCTCCGTCCACTTGGGCTACTGCACCGACATTAGCAGAACCAGAAACATTGCTTGAAAAAGCTTCAAATAAATTTTTAATTTCCCATGCAGGTTGTAACAGACCTGATAAACCAGAACCAATACCCCCGCCTAAATTAGAAGCACCTACACCCAAATTTGTTAAAGTATCACCAATAGCAGAACCAGTCTGACTTAATGCACCTGCTGAAAGTGATGCTGAAGCAGGTCTGCCAAATATATTGGCAGCAAATGCAATCGCAGCACCAATGGCGACAAGGGGCAGAATTTTGCCTATTAGACCCATGATGATTTAAAATAAGAATACTTATTAAGTCATTCTCCATTCTGAGAATGTAGAATGGCATTTAAACTAAAAACGGGTAAAACTCTTAATAAAATTCTTGCAGGTGCAGGAGTTGCAACACTTGGAACTGTAATACTTGGTGCAGTTGCACCATCATTAGCAGGTTCTACAATGGGTAAAGTCATTACCAGTGCAGCAGCATTTGGTGTTGGTGGAATTGAATCACTAGCAGGTGCTATCGGTTCATCTTTTCTAGGTGGTGGCATAACAGCCTTTACAGGCCCAACATCAGAAGGCAACGTTCAGGTGGAGAGTCTTTAAAATGGCAGTTCCACTGATGAGAAGTTACACGACAACGGGTGCAGCACTTAACGTTTTTACACCTTCAACTGACGACGTAACAGGTTTGACTATTCAGCAGTTGAACCGTTCAAACGTGATTTTAGATTGCGTCAATAATGGCGACCCTCCTGGTGCCGCAGCATATCAAAACAATGTTTTAGTTAACGGTATTCAATCTGGGGTATCAAACTTTTCAATAGCCAGTTCAGCAGCATCTGCGGGTCGAATCGTATTCGGGCCAATTTCTGTAAGTGTAGGTGGGCAAAGTGGCGGGAAGCAACTCTCGTTCCAATCAGCTCAAGTGGTTACTGGTGGCGGAATTGCACAATATTCATTTTTGATGAAATACGCTAATTTGTTTTAGGAGGCTTTAATGCCACAAAATATTCTTGGTTATGTTGTTAATGTTTTACCAAAAGACCCAACGGTACCTAGCACTTATGTTGCTGACATTATACCAGCTGGTCAAACGGTCACC